CTTGCAATATTAAGCCACATTAATAGCCTCCTTGTTTAACCATTCTTTTACATTAAAGCCTGGACAATTAGGTTTGTTTTCTTGAACATCACAATGACCTAGAATTTCAGTTATGTCTGAATATTTGTCCATTATCATATTAATTAAATCTTTTAAAGTTAAAAATTGTTCTAGAGTAAAATTATTTTCTGCTGTACCATCTTCTGCCATACCACCGACTAAACAGATACCTATACTTCTTGAATTGTGAGAAGGCGCATGTGCACCAGAATATCCTTCAGGTCTAGCTTTTTCATATTTACCATTACGTCTTATTATAAAATGATAACCTACGTCATCCCAACCATTTTGATCCACGTGCCACTTTCTAATTTCATTATAGCCAATATCCATAGATGGCTTAGTTGCAGCACAATGTATTATTATTGAATCAGTTTTTTTTCTTAAATCCATTCGGCACTCCTTCTAGGCACTATTCTACACTTTTTTTGTTCTAAGTCTACACTCAAAATTTTAACTCTTTGATCCTTGGTTCTAGGAGTTCTAGAAATAAGACTTCCATCTTTTCTACGACCTACGTGTTTTACATCAAAATAAGAGCTTTTAAGAGTTGTTGGATCTACTGCAATAATATCTATAGGTGAATGTGTTTGTGAACCTTTATAAACGTAATAGCCTTGTTCTTGTAACCAGACTACTGCTAAATTTTCACAAAGACAACCTTTATTTTTTTTAATCACTTATCTATTAAATGAAGCAATGCTGTACCAAGGCCTGTTATTATAAGGCCCGCTGCTCCAATTAATATTTTCTCCAATCTAGCAATTTGATTTGCTAATCCTTCTATCTTATCATGAGTTTGTTTTTGCATAATACGACATAACTTTTCGTGACTATCTAATCTAGAGTGTGCCGTATTAGCTGTTTTCTTATTCATTCTCTAAAACCTCTGCTTCAAAAATATCTTCTTCTCTACCTTTCTCTGTTTTTCTTCTTTTCTTTTGTGACTCTAAAAACATTTTAGTAAGATTACCAATAGTTGCATCAAAGGCTGTACCTAAACCATCTGCAACTTTTTTAGCAACAACATCTACCGGCTCAAAAGGTGTTGGCTCACCTATATCTTCTTTTTGATCTAATTTTTCTTTTATATATTCTTTAGCTAATAATGGGTTTCTGTAAGATATATCAAAAGCTTTTCTTCTACCAAAGTTTTGTGAAAAACCTAATGTTAATACTTTATTAACTTTATCAATAGCTTTATCTGCAAGATTTCTTTCTGCTTTAGTCCCTTTTAACATATCATCTATAATTTTAGGATAGTTACCAGCCATAAAATTCTTTTTAGCACCATTTAAAAATAAATTATAATCTCTTAATAAATTAAGACTGTCACCACCTAAATCAAAACCATCATAAATTCTTGCTATTCTATTTAACACTAATCTCTTATGGTTTAGAGGACCAGCAAATATATCTACAAATAATCCAGCTTTATTTGCAGCGCCAGTTAACCCGGGAGCATCAACTGCTCTCATACCAGCAGGACTTTGTATAATTTCTAAAGCATTAGCAAGTGATCTATGTACATCAAAAAATTCTTTATTGAACATTTGCTGAATAGCACCTCTGTTTTCATTCAAAAATTTATTTAAATTTTGTCCATTAAGACCAGTAAAAGAAACTCCTAAATCTGAGTTTTGAGTTCTTGTACTTTTAATCATTCTTTCTAAAAATACTTGTCTTATATTAGTTAACATTTCTGGTGATTGTTTATTTAAATTTACAATTAACTGCTTTACATCAGCTTTATTACCTAATCTTAAAATACTTTCTACAACTTGACCTGGTGCACCAGCATCTAAAACATTAACATCTATTCCTGGAAGAGCTTTAGAAAATGTAGTTTGAATATCTGCAGTATTTTTAATAATATTGTCATAAGCTTCTATTGCTTTTTGAGGTGTTTTAAAAAAATCATCATATTCTTTACCAAGAATATTTTTATATTGTGTTCCGTAAGTTTGTTTAAATTTATCAAAAGTCATTTTAGCAGGTTTACCTATCTCTGTAGGAGCAACTTCGTCTAGATATTTTTCATACAATGCTGCTTTAATTCTTTTTTTAGAAGAAGCATTAAATACTTTTCTATTATTTATTAATGTACCTAATACTAAAGAATTTTTTAAACCTTCTGGACCTGGATTTATAAATTTATTAAATAAACTTGTAGATTCAAATTTAATTCTATTTTTTACTTTTCCAGTATTTCCATAACCAAATGTTTGTGCAAAATCTTGAAAATAAGATTGTCTTTTAGCATTTAGTAATTCATCAAATTCTAGAATTTTTTTAGCTGCTGTATCATTACCTGACAAAGCATCGTCTATAATAGTATTTAATTCACCTTTTAATTGTCTTACTGTATTTTTTACTGGACCAGTTGCTAAAACTTCATCAACGTTACTCGCTAAAGTTCTTAATTGTACAACATCTTTAAGAGATAAATCTGCAGACTTAAATGCTTTTAAACCTTTTTCAATTGATGTTAATTTTGCTATTTGACTTGTAGCTCCCACTTCATCTCCTAATGTTTTAAATAAATCATCTATAGCTTTATCATTATAATATTTAGCTTGTTGATCTGGCGAAAGTTTTTGAATTTGTTCCGGTGTTTTCGTTTTAAAACTAGCTCTTTTATATTTTTTAATTAATTTATTTGCTGTACTCAAAGTTTCTAAATCTAAAGGTCCTACTTTTATTTTTTGTTTTAACTGTAAATTATCTATTTGATCTCCTAAAGTTCCAATTCTTTTTTCTAAATTACCAACAGCACCAGCAAAATCAATATTAAATTCATCTATTATATTATCAGTTTCTGTTTTAAATATTTTATTTTTAGTTCTTTGAATATTTTTAAAAGCTTCTGCTGCTTCATCAGAAGTATTTGCAAGTTCTACATTTCTAATATTTTTAGCTTCGTCATCTATTAATTTAATTGCTTTATCAGCAGATGCATTATCTAAAGCATTTAATCCTGTTAATTCTTTTAAAATCTTATTTTCTACTTCTTTAACATTTCCTGCATTTTCTGCAACAGCAAGTTGTCTATTATATAATTTATCAGCAACAGTTCCTTTTTCTACTATGCCTGATCTTGGAATTGCTTTACTTACTTCTAAAGCTAAATAATTATCAGCGTCTTTAGGATTTACTCCTAAATCTATAATTTTTTTTCTAGCTTCATCTAAAGGTTCTTTTAAAGATTTATCCATACCTCCTGAATCTAAAAATTTTTTAATTGTATCTTGAGATAATTTTTCTTTAGGTGTAGTAAAAACAATCTTCTTTACAACTGCTGCTAATGGTAAAAATGCTGCTGTTGCTGCAGCATCGATTGCTGCATATTTTGCTGCTTGAGCAACTGCCATATCTTGAAATCGTTCATCAGTCATATCAGGATTAAAATTATATAATTTACGACCCATATACAATCTTGCAAGTTCGCCAACAAACGCTGCTCCACCTGAACCTGCAATAGTTCCCGCAGGACCTGCTACACTTCCAAAAGTACCACCTGCTATACTTGTAGCTATTGGTAATAAATCTCCTGATATTGCAAATAAATCTCCAGTATCTAAACCTGGTTGATTAGCTTTGTAAAATTTATTATCTCCACCTAATTCCTTAGGTACTTTAAAAATTAAACCTTGACTTTTATATCCTTCTATTCCTACTTCTTTGTTTAAAACTTCTATTTTCTTTTCATATTTTTTTACTTTTTCTTCACCATATTTTTCTGTTAAATCTTGAATAAGTAATTGCCTTGTATTATTTACTAAATCAGCAGGAGTATTAGAGCTTAAACTTAATGCTGCTCTTAAATCATTTGGTAAATCTTTATCTGTTCTAATACCTGAAGATTCAAATAATAATTTAGTAGAAGGTTTATAATCTACAAAAGCTGATTCTAAATCAAACTCTCTAGTTTTTTCATCATTGGCTATATCTTTTTTAATTTCATCTATAGACGATTTCATTAAATCTACATCATAGCCACTATCATTTAAAAAAGTTTTTTCATCTACAACTTTAGGTATAGCTACTGATTTAAAGTCTTCTAATGATATGTTTCCTGAAAGATAATTTATTATAGTGTCTTTGTTGACTTTAGGATACTGACTTTGAAGTTTTTCATATATTGCAGTTTGATTTTCATTTAATTCCATAGTACATTATAACAAGTTAATTTTTTAAAAATTCTTTCTGAAGATCAGTAAGTGTTGTGTCTATATTTCGTTGTTCTGCTTCTGAAGTTTCTTTAAATATTTCAAAATTAGTTTTAGATGTAGGTGTAATTTGTGGTTTTAAAGTAGAATAGAAATAAGCAGACGCAACTCTAAATGGACTACTTCTATCATTACTTCCATAAAGTTCAGTTAATATTTCATCTGATACTTGATCATTGTACTGTTCAGCAATTTTTTCCATTGATTTATCTCTTGCATTTATAGCAAAGTTAATGTCTCCTTGATCAAAGGCCAATGTTTTGGCTATTTCACCTTCAATTTTATATGCCTCTGATGCAGCCTTTTGCGCTGAAATTAATTTAACTAGAGCTTCAGGTGTAGTTGCAGAATCACCAAGACCTTGTAACAACACTTGAATATCTTTATCAGAAGCTGGATATAAATCTTTTACTTGAGATACAATAGCTTGTTTACTTGCTGAGTTTAATATTTCTTTAAAAGTAACATTATCTTCGTCAATTAATTTTCTATTTAATTTACCATCAGAAAAATATTTATTTAATTTATTACCTATTTCTGTACCAGCTAAAACTTTTTCTATAGGAAATAAGAATGATTCTAAAGTACCAGTAGGAATATCTTTACCTTCTGATATTAATTTAAATGCTTCTAAATATCTTGTATCTAAAGCATCAAATTTATTTCTATCACTTCTATATTTATCTATATAAGGTGTATAATTTTTAAGTATCGCTTCTTCTTTAGTTCCTCTAAATCTAGGTGGTTCACCTTTTGTAGCTTTAGTTAATGAAGCTTGTGCTTTAATTAAATCTATATCTTGTTTTTTTCTTTTAGTTGATACTGCTTCTGATTCTAAAAATCCTTTTTTAATACCACCAGATATAGTTCCAAATGGTGACTTAGCTTTTGTAATAGGTGTATATGAAGAAGCGTCAATAATAGTATTAAGACCAGAAAGAAACATCATTCTTTTTTCACGGTCATCATATACAGTTTCTAATTTCTTTTCAGCACCTTCAGCAATATTCGTAAAAGCTTCTCCTACGCCTTTAACAAAAGATTTAAATCCACTATCTTTCTTTTTACCTTTTTTGTAATCATCTAAATCGTCATAATCATCTAAATCACCTTTTGCTTCAGCAGTTCTTTTAGTAAGAAGTTCTTTAGCCAATTCAGAATCAAATGCTTTACCAGTAACTTCTACATCCATTTTAGAATCATCACCTTTGAATTGTTGTTCTGTTGTTGTATATGAACCTATTTCTTTTTTTATTTTATCTAATCCTTTTTTTTCTTCATTAGATAATTTTTCTTCGTCTATAACAACTTTTTGAAGACCTCCAGGATTATCTTTATTCTCCGCAAAAAAAACAGCCATTAGTTTACCTTTTTAAATTCAACATCTATCTTAGAGTAATCTACCATTAAGTAACCATCATCATTAACTATAGAAGCATCAGGTACTTGATGTGCCATTACACCTTGATATGTTACATCATCACCTTTATATTTAAAGTTGTAAATGTTAATACCACTTGAAGATTTACCAACTAATTTAATATCTTCTTTCATTCTAATATCAGAACCTACAAAAGGTGCTAACGCACCTGCGGCTCCTGCTATTTGTGCAAATGGACTTGGAGCACCAACTGGTGTTCCTACTAGTGCTGATCTTTCTTCTCCATAAGTTCTTATAGGAGCACCTGCTAAAGCACCAATAATTTGTTTAACTTGATTACCTTCAAAATCTCTTTCTTCAATGAAATCTCTAAAAGCTTCTGTTAATTTAGCTTGATCTATTCCTCTTTCTAAAGCACCAGAGCTTCCTAATCCAGCTGCAGCACCAGCAAGTCCCGATAACTCTGCTTGAGCAGAAGCTAATTGAGCAGCACGATCAGCAGCAAATCTTGATGCTCCTGATTCAAAACCAGCTTGTCTTAATCTAGATGATGTGTCTACTACTTGATCTAAAAATTTATCTCTACTTAAAGCTCTTTCGATTCCTTCTCTTGATCCACCAAAAGCTCCCGCACCAATTGCTCTAGCTGCCATTGATCTTTCTTGTTGACCATAAGCTTCTCCTAAATCAGATAGTGTAGATTTAATAACACCTTCTGTATACGGATTCATATATTTTTGCATAGTAGCAGTATCAAAAGTTTGAGCACCTATTTCAGATAATTGACCTGCTTGTGGTAAAATTTGATTTGTAAATACATTAGCTGCTGCTCTTTCTCCTGCACTTAAATCAGCTACACGTTGACCAGTATAAGCTTCATAAGGAACAGGAGTTCCCATTGATGTCATTTCTCCATTTGCATCAAATGTAGGAACACCAATTGTTGTTTCTAAAGCTCTAGTAATTGCTGCTTCTTGTGCTTCTTTAAAATAATCTGGTATTTGAGAAACTACTGTTGATTCACTTGGAGCTGAAACTACTGTTGTTTTTGGTTTAAAAAGACTACCCATTGATTATAAATGTTCCTCCTATATTTTTGAATCCTAATTTAGAAAAGACATTATTTTTTCTTTCAACATCTTTTCCTTGAAATATTTCGCATATCGCAGTAACTTTATGTGATAATGCGTATTCTTTAAAAACTACCATTATTGATCTAAAAATACTGAAATTTCGATGTTTTGGATGTACGTGTAACCATAAAGTCCTCATAAACTTTTTGTCACTATACCAAGTTTCATCTACTGATGCAGCAAGTGTACCAACAATAGTATTTTCATATTCTACTACTATAACAAAACTATTCTTAATGTAAAATATTATATTTTCAAGAGCTTTCTTATTATTAGTGTTTCCAAAGTTAAATGGAGCTTCAATAAGCCACGTTTTTAGTAATTCTCTTATTCGAACAGCATCTGATATTTGAGCTACTCTTATTCTATATTTATCTTTTTCCATCAGGTCTAATATTGATTCTTAATGTACCAAATCTCCAATTGCTACCTAATTCGTCACTTTGTATTCTTATTGAAGATTGTCTACCTCTTATTCTTGAATTATAAAAAGCTGTACTATTAGAAACAGTTATAGATTCTCCAGATACACGATCATTATTTGGATAATCTCTTGTTTTTAAAGTAATTACAGCATTACCTGTTTGATTTTTAAAATCTGGAATAACTTTATTTATAAACGAAAATGTTTCTCCGTCTTGTATATCTCCATCACCTGATTCTATAAAAGCAGTCATTGCAGTTCCATCTGCATCCACTCCATTTTCGTGTCTATATATTAATGAACGTCCAGGGGTTAATCCATAAATTGTCGTTAAACTAGCTATATTAGAATTTGGTAAATATTCAGTTCCTAATGGATTAGGTTCAACTCCATTATCAATCCAAGTTGTTCTATTTAAACTTCCAAAATACCAACTATTTTCTAAATAATTATACATAACATATTTATCTATTTGAGTAGAATTTGAAGAACAATAATACCACACTATTTCTGAAAAATCAGAAGTATGACCTGCATAAACTTGTTGATACTGCTGTTTATTTATATCATCAAAAACATGATTTAAAATAGGACAAGGAATTTCTTGAACAGCACCAGCAAATCTAAAGAATTGTCCATCTGACATCCAATAAGCAATATCATCTACAACAATCGCACTATTTAAAGATACAGAACCACAGTCATTACCTAATTGTCTAAAGCCAAATATAAAAGGTGGACCAATAAAAGACATAGAATGCATAGTAGTATCTGTCCATATTAAAATAGTTCCTTTTGCAGGTTTCGCACATCTTATTTCACTTCCGCCTGCTATTCTTTGAGATCCAGCAGAATTAGTTGTATTAGGAAGCCAAGAATTATAATCTTCTTGATCTGACCATCTTATAAATAAATTATCTTGACTAGAGGTATCGCCAATAGTTATTTCTGTTCCCATACAAATTAAATGTCTACTTTCAGTAGAAACAATTGATAATATTGATGATGTAGGTGCATTTGCGATTGCCTCTGCTCTATTAGTCGATAATCCTCCTGATGTATTCCAATCAAATGTACCACCATTTTTTGCTGTTAATATTAAGTCTTCTCCCCAATTATTTAAAGACCATTGTCTCATATCTAAAACTACTTCAGAGGATGTTCTAGTAGTTCCCCATGTGCTTTCTCCCCAAGTTGCTGCTCCCCAACCATATCCAAAAATTTGTACATCAGGGCCTATATTAATTTGATACTGTATACTTGCATTTGATGATGTAGCTACATTTGAATTTGCAGTACCAGGTGTTGTAATTGTATAAGCATTCAAATTATTAATTTCAACAATTTCAAATTCATTTTCTAAATCAGAAGTTGTAATTCCTCCAACACTTGAAGATACATTTGATATAGTAATAAAATCTCCTAAAATAGCTCCATGAGATGTATGATTTACAACTACATTAGAGCTTGTATTAGTTGTTGTAAAAACATTAGTTAATGTATTAGATTGTCTTATAGGAGTAATATCAGCATTAGTTCCCGATTGATAAATATAAACTTTTCTATCATTTCCTAATGATTGATATCTCGTACCATCTAAAGAAATCCATGAAAATAAAGAAGATGGTCTTCCAATATAATAATCATCACTAAATTTAGTCCAACCTCCTATTTTCTGAGGTAGACCTTTTCTAAATCTTATTTTATCACAATTAATCCATCTTCCTTCTGCACCTGTTTCAGTGTTTTCAGTATCTAATCCCGGTAAAAAATTAAGCTGTGTTAATGGCATATTTGAATATTATATAACAAATTAACAAAATATATACTATTTTTTATGTTTAATTAATATGTAATTTTTATTAAAAAGTAATTTTAATGGTTGATTTTAGTTTAAGTATTTGCAAAGACAATTTTTTTGATAATCCATATCAGATAGTTGAATTTACTAATCAAATTAAATTTAAACCAACAAAATACATGTCTGGAAAAAGAAGCGACTATTTACATAGAATTAATAAACCTTTACATGATTATGTCAATAAAAAAATAATAGATATTTATTATTCAAATACAATAAAAAATTTTTCAGCTTATAGTTATTTTCAAAAAAGTGACCCCGATAAACATGATGGTTGGGTTCATCCAGATACAGAAACACTAACAGCTATTATTTATTTAACTATCGGAGACACAGTAGGAACATCTATATATAATTTAAAAGAAGAATTTGTTATTCCTGATTGGAATATTGGCCATCATGAAAAACTTAAATATTTTGAAAACAAAGAAACTTATACTGAAGAACATAAAAAAATAGTATATGAAAATAAAATTAAACATAATAAACATTTTAATAAAACAATGCATTATGATGGAAAATTTAATAGAATGATTTGTTTTGATTCAAAACAATTTCATGCAGCAGAAGTTTGTACTAGTGAAAGATTAATTTTAATTTCATTCTTAGGTAATATAGATAAATAAATGATAAATACATACAATTTATTTGCAGCAAATGTTTATCATTGTAAATTACCTATACAAATTACTTTACATAAAAAAATAATTTCATTTGTTGAAAACAAATATAAAGAAGAAAATAATGTATCTTGTGTAAAAGGATTTCAATTTCATCAAGATTTTGAAGGAAAAGAAGAATTACTTAAAGATTTAAATATTTATTTAAATAATAACTTTAAAAAAAAGATTATACATGGTTGGCTAAATGTATTAAGCAATGCTTCATATAATAAACCTCATAGTCATTTAGGAGATAGTATTTCTCATTCAGGCGTTTTTTATCTTTCTCAAGAAAACAATAATATTCATTTCTGTAGAGATAATAATAGTTTTGAAATTAAACCAAAAATTTTTGATCTTTTAATATTTCCATATAATTTATTACATTATGTATTGCCAGAAGAAAGAATTGAAAAAAGAATATGTTTTGCATTTAATTTAGAAAGTGTTAAATAATAAAAAGGAAAATAAAATGTTAGAAAAAACAGTTAATATAAATAATTTTATTGGAATATATGATAATTATATTCTTGATGAAGAGTGTAATAAAGCAATAAAAATATTTGAAGATCAAGATAAATTTGATAATACAATAAATAGAATTGCTTTTGAAAAAGCATCAATATTAAATAAACAGGACCAACAATTTTTTGCTGCTCCTAATAATGTTGACGTTTGGTGGGAATCATTAAAACCTATGATGGTAAATTTTGATATAGCTTGGAACCATTATATTAAAAATGTAGGTGCAAGTGAAGCTTATGGTAATATTCCTTTTTTTTATACAGATATGAAAATACAAAAAACTTTACCTACAGAAGGTTACCATGTTTGGCACGTAGAACATGGAAAAGGACATGGTAATGAAGCACGAGCTTTTGTATTTTCTATTTATTTAAATGATGTAGAAGAAGGAGGAGAAACTGAATTTTTACATTTTTCTAAAAGAGTTAAACCAAAAAAAGGAAGAATAGTCATTTGGCCTGCTGCATTTCCATACATTCATAGAGGTAATCCACCATTATCTGGTGAAAAATATATTTTAACTTCTTGGATGATGTTAAGATGATTAGTATATTGAATAAAAATAATAAATTAAATAAAGATTCAAATAGTTTAAATGTCAGTTATACAAGAAATATAAATATTATATTCGGTAATTATCCTTATCCAGATATTGTACATAATTTAATATTAGATATAAAAAATAATTTAGATAAAAAAATGGAAAACTATACCAATGTAAAAGGCGGAATGACTGATTGGTTTTGTTTTTTAGAAAAACAAAGTTTTATTGATTTTATAACTTTTTTAATAAATAAACATCAAGTTACTCATCCAGATATTTTTCAGCATTTTTTAGAGAGAAAAACTGTAAGACATGCTTGGGGTAATGAAATTAAAAAAGGAGACAGTTTAGTATATCATAGTCATCCTTGTTTACATGGTATTTTATATTTAACAAAAGGTTGCGATTTAATATTGCCTGAATTAAATTTAAAAATAACACCTGAGCCTGGTGATTATTATATATTTCCAGCAGAGATATTACATGGCTTTGATGAATATCAAGATGAAAAAAATAGATACAGTTTAATATTTAATATTTTTGAAAATAATGCTTTTGATTATAATAAAAAATTAAGAACTATAGGAAGTAGGTCTAGCACCTAACCTAGTAATTTTTTCTTCTGAAGTTTCGCCATCAATGTTATCGTTGTCCCAATCAGCTTGTAGTTTGGCTAAATGAGCTTCATCCCATTTATTTATAAATTGAGTTGAGAAATCTCCTAAATTAGCTGCTGTCCAAGTAGCGTGAGGAGTTTCATCTCTATATTCTACTGTATCATTATAATCATGATCATCAGCTTTATATTGAATAGCCCAAATATTAGACCATTTAGGATCATTCCAAAAAGAATCATGACCTGTTATAGTATAGTCTCCTGCACCATCGCCACTTTGTTTAATTATTTTTTTGTCTTCAAATACTACTGTCCATTGTGCGTTTGTTGCCATAATTTCTCCTACGTCTTAATAATATAAATAACTGTTAAATAAGGTTGTAAAACTGAAGTTGCATCTCCAACAAAGTTTGCACTCATATTATGAGAGTGACCTTGACCAGAACCTGTATTATTACTTTGTTTAGTTCCACCAGAAGCATTTGCACCTCTTTGAATATTGTTAACACTGTCTCCACCACCAGCTTGGTTAGTTTGAACTCCATGTAAGTGACTTGCTAGTTGAGCAGTAGATAAAGTTGCGTTAGCTGTAGAACCAGCAACATTTCCTGTTGAAGTTACTGTGTTTGCTCCACCAGTTGATGCTAAAGCTTTGTTATTAGATTTTCCAACTGCTACATTGTCAGCTAAATTTGGTACATTAAAAGTGCTGGATCCGTCACCAACACCATAAGTTGTACCTATTATTGCAAATAAATCTGCATATGTACTTCTTGAAACTGCTGCACCATCACATTCTAAAAATCCAGATGGAACAGATGCAGATGTCCATGGCACGATAGTTGCTGTAGGAATACCTTCGATACCTGTAAGGTTTGCTCCTGAAAAATCGTATTTAGTTGCTTCGTAATTTGACATATTATTTCTCCGTGTAAGTCCATCCTACATTTGAACCAGAATAAACTAATCCAAAGGCTGCACCCTCAGTATTTACTACAAGGTCTTGTGTAGCATTTGCTATTTTTGAACTATTTCTTCCTACAGTTAATGCATTAGAATCAAATGTATATCTTGAATCTACAAAATGTACTTCATCACCAACTGCAGGTGATGCTGGTAATGTAATTGTAACTGTTCCACCATTTGTATCTACAAATAGTTTTGCACCAGCTTGTACTGTTTCTGCTGCACTTACTGTTCTCCATTTTCTATATTCATTTGCTTTTTCAACATTAGTCCCATCTGCATATAAAAGATAACAATTACCTTCACAAAGTAAAATTCCAGTTCCACTTACAGTTTTAAAAGTAAGTGTATATCCAGCATGATCAGTTCCATCTATTACGTTATAAGCTTTTTCTATACTATCAGGAACAGTTACAGTTCTATTTGCTGCTAAAGTTCCAGTAAGTTTTAATGTTGCATTTCTCGCATTTGAAATTGTACCATCTGTCATTGCTAGAGCTACATCAGAAGACGCAACATCTATTGCTTGATAACCAGCAACTGCTTGTTGTACTAAATTTAAATTGTTATTTGTTTTTGTTCCCCACGTACCAGAGTTTTCTCCAGTCGCCATCAATTCTATTTTTAAATCTGATGAATAAGTTGAAGCCATAATTTTTTATATTATAAATTTATTATTATGTAAATAATATATATTTGTTGTCATTTGTCTAGTGAATATTAGTCCAAGTTTCAGTATTTGTCGGTAATATTGGATCCCAAAATTTAAGGGTAGAAGCTGAAATATTAGCTTGATTACCAGTAATAGAAAGAAAGTTTTGAGTTGTAGTATTAACATTAGCTAAAGTAATATCTAATTGTTGACCAGTTATAGATATATTATTAACAGTTTGTAAACTAATTGAATTTACTGTTACATTAATTTGGTTACCAGTAATAGATAAAAAGTTTTCTGATTTAGGAACAATTGATGCTAAAGAAATAGTTGATTGTTGACCATTAACATCTATCAAATTAGCAGTTCCTGGTGTAACACTATTTATTTCTACATTTGCTTCTAAAGTAGGTGTGTTAATAGTTATAGAACCTCCGGCAACTACTGCAAAAGTATTAACAGTTGCAGTAACTAAATCTTCACCTGTAATAGTTACTAAAGCTAAACTTTCAGTTGTAACATTTCCTTGACTTAAAGAAAGTGAATTTCCTGTAATAGTTGCTAAACCATTTGCTAATACTGCTGTATTATTAATACTTGCTGAAAGACTTTGACCATCTTCTACAAATATAGTTCCACTACCAGAAACTATATCTCCAATTGGATTTCCCCAGATACCTTCTCCCCATGCTTCTCTACCCCAACCTTGCCCTAGGTTAATACTTGCAAGAGATTGTATACCTGTAATACTTACAGTATTTCCAAGACCAAGACTAAAAGAAAAAGTTCCTGTGCTTCCAGTTAATCCTATACCTGTAATAGCAGCACCAGATACTGAGTTACCCCAAGTACCTAAACTCCAATCACCTTGGCCCCATGTGCTCGCCATAAGGATTGTCTCCTTATGCTATTCTAATTAAGCCGTTACTTGCGTCAGCGTTTGGAAACTGTAATTCGAATGTACCATTAGTAGATGTTTTAACACCACCAAAATCTAATACTGCAATAGATGAATTACTATTATTAGCATTGTAAATTAGTGCAGCTTGTGCAGAAATTGTTGCATTAGCAAATGAAACATTATCAGCATCAAAAATTGCTGTAGTTCCATCTGTAGAAATTGCAACATTTGTTAATGTAGCACCGCCGGTTGTGTAATTTGTACCACTAGCAGATATTTCATTTGCTGTTGTATACGCAGTTGTGTTTTGATTTAAAGTTGCAGTGTTGTCGTAAAGTGCACACTTCAATGTTAGAGCCTCTAAGTTTCCTCCAGGCGACATTAAGTCTTGCTTAAATGCAACAGTAATCGCTTGTGATATAGCCATTTTTATTGTCCTCCAGTTAATGTATTTTCGCCTAGTGGACTACCTGGAAACTTGTAGTCAGTTCTTCTGTTTCTACGAGCTTCATTATTGATAGCAGCCACACTTTCGACATACTTTTGTTTATATATATTATAGTCTTCCATGTTTTTTGTAAAGAGATTTGCTTCAGATAAACAGCCATATAAAAGAGCATCGGGAACATTTTCAGTATACCAATTAGTTGTATTAGTATTAGACAATGGATTAATTCTACCCTGATAACCTAATTCTATTGTATAAACAGCATCCGGAGTAGGTGCTATATATAATGTATTATCATCAAAATTAGAAAAATATCTTGGTGTAGATGTAATAGAAGCATTTGGCCAATACTCTTGTACATATTCTAATGGTTTTATTTCTAGAAATTGTCTTTCATTGTTAACCAATATGTTAACATAATTTAATAACATTGGTTCTATTGCTGATGGTAAAGTAATAAATCTATCACCTATACTGGTATTAGATTGAACGTTTTGATTAAAACCTGTAGGATCAATTTCTCTAGATAATTTAGTTTGAGTGTTATCAATAAATGTATCTAATTGAGAATTAAAATCTGTTCCAGTATTTTCAGCCCAAGTTTGTATGTCAGTCTTTAGACTGCTGTATGTCATTGGCATTTTTATCTGCTCCTTCTACATTAAATTTATTCCACACATTACCTCTAAATGGATAAGTTCCATAATGAGTTAATGGGCTAATAACATCAGCGTAGATTTTACCACCTATTTTTTGCCATAATCTACAAAAAGCATAATCTTCTGATA